AGGGGCAGATACAGAAGGAGCAGCCCAACTTGGCTTACTTGGCAGGCGTGCGGATAACGGTCAAGCACAGCCAGCAGTACAACTCCGACCCAACCACACCTTGGCAGGTGGGTTACGACGTGAATGCGTATCAGGTTGTGTTGGACGAACGCTGGCAAAACGACAAGCCGTGCTATCTGCCCACGATGGTGGAGGAGTGGAAGTATTTTATGTCGCCAGAGGCGCAGGCCACACTTTGGACGGATGACGGGATAGGCTCCGGCATTGGGGTAATTTACTCATATGAGGCTGTAAACAACTGGCCTCTTACGTTTACAACAACGAAACATTACGCAGGACAATAAAATGCCATCACCAGTAACACCCAACGAGATTAAGAACACCTTGCCCAATGCGGACAGCGGGATTTGCGACCGCCTTAAAAAGGTGATCATCGACTTTCCTCGAAAAGTATATGCTTGGTTCGCATATGTCTATAACGACGACGGGACATTTACCGAGGAGTTCAAGCAGGAGCTTTGTAAAATCAAGTGTGACGATATAGGGACCACGGAACCCAAGCCGCCGAATGATGATGGTGGTGGTGGAACCTTGGATAAGATTGGAGGGCTGATTGCTGGCGCAGGCTGGCGTCACCAAGGCGGAATCCCACTTCTGTGGGACAGGGTGGACGGCGCGGATACATATGACATCTACAGGACACCAACCATCGTTGCGGCAGGCGCACAAACAACCGCCCCAATTAATGTTAACAGTTTGCAGGAGGAGATTCCGACAGATAGCGTGATCCAGTTCGATGGAAATGCGACCATCACGCTGTCGGCACCCGCCATCGTGGGGGCTACGGCCATTTACGGAACTCTTGTGGGAACCCTTGCTGATAACGAAGAAGGCAGCCTGTCCGCGTCAAAAGCAAACCTTATAAGGAAGGACATGGGCACTGACGACCGCCCAAGCTATCAGTTTGGTTCGGGTCGGATCAACGAGCGCACTGATGGGACTCTTTTGTATGTTGATGAACACGGCGGCAGGATTCACAACCCCACTACAGGCACCTACAGGGAAGGGGTGGATGAAAAGACCAACATCGCTTACAATCTAATAAAAGGCGGATTGCGCTACAATTACTGGGTTGTGGCCAAGAGCGACGACGGGGCAACCTCGGCGTTTTCCGACAAGGCTTGCGGGTTTTCAAAGTACGTTACAAACTTCAGTGCCGAAACCGGCGCAACCGGCCTGTTATTTACATCCTATGAGCAGCCAGTCCCAGCCGACACAACCCTTCTTAGGCTTGTCCTTCGCGGTGGTGGTGGAGGTGGAGGTGGAGGTGGAGATTATCAGGAGCCAGCCACTATCGTCTATCACATAAAGTCACTGGTGTATACTGATTCCACCTCCTTGGTTCAGTTCACGCTTGGTGGGGCATCCACCCCGGACATAGAACACTGGCACGTTGGTGACGAGTTGTCGGTGCGGGAAAGCGCAATCACAACTTCTGGAGTATCCAAATTTGACACAAACTATACTGTGGCAGTGATAAACGGGAACCAGTTCTCCTGTACGGCTTTTGATTCTAATGGCCAGTCGCCCACCAATAACGGCACAACCATTACCGGCACAAACGATCTGAGTTTCGGTAAACTTTACCGGGATAAAGACAAGGCCAAGGTGGCGATCCCCGGCGGCGGCGGCGGATCGGGCGGCTTCTTGGTGGCGGTGTTTGATGTGACCAACCTAGACAAGGTTCGCGTTAGGACAGAAGACTCAACCTCCCCAACAAAACGGACAGTCAACTATCTCGACACCGGAACTCTCCCTAACTTCCAAACGGTTGACAATAGTGGGGGAGGGCTGGCGGGCAACAATGTTGGTGTGAACCCAAAAACCCCGTATAACCACGGCGGAAAGGGGAGAGCAAGCGTTTTGTTGGGCCCGGGCAAGGGTGAGCCGAGGGCTGGGCAGGAGAACGCAAACTATACTGCGCCCTACTTCACAGTGTTTGAGGCAACGGCAGATGGCGGCTCAAACTGGACAGAGCTTGCGCGTGTGGCTGATGGAGGAGGCGGTGGCTACGGCGATGGTTTCACGGTACTGGTTTCCCTTGGCGGAATTGCCGGTAAGACACACACCACTATTCCGTCAGCCAGCACAACCAGCCTTGCTGGGCCCGGGACTGCGAAGCTAAGGGCTCTTGCACTCGGTGGAACGTCTGGCAACGCAGGCAAGATATTTAAGAAGGGGATAGAGGGGGGCAAGGGGAGGACGCCCAAATATCCCGGTCCTCTTCAGTATGGCACACCCGGTCGCGGTGGGTTTATCTGGGACGGTTTAAGGACGGTCAACAAGAGCAGCTCGAAGGGATTCGAGTTCTCTGGAAATATATTCTTTAGGCACGGTAACTCAGTGGATACGCGGCGTCCCGGGTCCGGCGGCAGTGGCTGCTTGGGCGACACGGAGGAGGACTCAGGGGCGGAGGCTTGGGGTGGTCATGCGATTGCGGGATGCGCTTGGATAACCTATTCAGAAACCGCATACGATTCATTCTGATGCACATATCAAAAAACGCAAAGCTGTATGAAATGCGCCCATTGACCGGGCCGCTCGATCCGCAGTCGTCGCCGGATACCGTGGCTGCCGGAGCCCACAGGTGGGTGCAGAACTTTAGGGTTAATGCTGCGGGAAACCTTTATCGCTCTGCTGGTTGGCAAAGGTTCATGGGGGAATCGGGGGCAGTCAACGCAGACTTGCACAACCAGTTCCCGCTAAACGACGCGAAGGCACCGGCCACACCAACGCAGATTGCGACAGGCACTGAGGAGGATATTACTATTTTGTTTAATGCCACCAGCACGAACGGTGACACGAGGCTGCTTGCCGGGACCACGAGCAGGCTTTACAGCTACAACCAGAAGACAAACAACTACAGGATAATAAGGAACGTGACACTGGGTAGCGGTAAGTGGAAGGCTGCCCAGCTTGATGATGATGTTGTCTTTGTAAACGAGAACGCAAAGCCAATTTACTGGAAGTTTGACCAGCCAGCAGAGAACACCGGGAACGAGTCAGTGAGGGAGATAGGGAGCTTTAGCGAGGTTGGCCTTAACCGGGTGCGCCATATTCAGGAGTGGCGCGGGCTAATGTTTTACGGGAATGTCCACGAGGGGAATGAGTGGGTTCCCGACAGGCTGGTGTGGTCTGACTTCAAGAAGCCGTTTGCTGTCACGCCCGGTACCGAGTCGCTTGCTGGCTATCAGGACCTCGGCCACGGTGAGGACATTGTGGGGATGGAGCCACTAGGTAACGCTCTTCTTATTTATACAGTAAAGGGGGTGTGGCAGTTCGAGGTTTCGGGAGGGACGGGGACACAGGTTCTTTCCTTTAGGAAGCGTTTTACAGATGATGACAACGGCAACCAGATACCCGCTTACCCGAACACCATTATAAGCGCACAGGACAATCACTTTTACTTGGGTCGCGACGGTGTTTATTATTACAACATCTACCGTGCTGCACCAGACAAGCCGCCTTGGCTTCACCAAGCCTCAAGTGTGATCTTTGACAGTATAAACAAGTCCGAGTGCGATGCTCCCATTGCCGCGTTCAACGCCAAGACAGATGAGGTGTGGATAAGCTGGCCGGTGGCTGGCGCAGTCAAGAACTCAAAGACGCTTATCATCAACGTGAAGCACAAGCATGTGAGTTATATGGATGCCGGATTCAGTGCGTTCACTAACTTTACCAAGAAGGACTACACGAGTCTGGGTGAATGGTTGACGACATCGAATTATATTTGCAGTGACGCTGACGTGGCCTACGCTAGAGATAGCACGGAGGGCTCCACGGTTTGCGTTGGTGATGCCGTGTTTGACCCCGCTCCGAATACCCCCACGCTGACAAGCATTTACTCAACAGATTTACTCACGATATCCGACGATGGCTTTTCCGGTGACAGCCTTATCACAGAGGACTGGACGGCGGACGCGGCCTCATCCCTCAGCCTATATGGGAATCTGGGTTCAAAGACATTTGCTGATATTTGTACCCAAGCCTGCCCGGATGACATCAGATTCCTGATGGTGTCTGTCATAGATAACTGCATCAAGGAGGATGCTGATGTTTACTTTAGGGAAAACTGCAAAAACAAAACCGGCTGCGGAACATACGAAAGGCCAAATGATTATAAGAGCATCTTGCGCTCCCCCGCGCTGCGGTTCAATAACCCAAAGAACAACAAGCTATTAAAAGCACTGACGGTTGAGTTTGAACATGACACAACGAAGGAGGGTGGCACGATAGATTTAAGAATAGGAAACTCCGCGCAAGCGGTTGACCCCAACAAGACGGGGTGTGGGTTACAGTGGCGCAGTGTCACAGGCAAGGGCGTGGCTTGTGTTGCTGGCGACAAAGACCTGCCGCCCGGCTCCCGGGCTGTTGAGGAATTAACTTGGCCTCTCCACGAACAGGGCAGAAACCTGTATTACGAGGTATCGGTGTACGGTACCAGTGGTCAGTTCGAGGCTTCAGCTATAAGACTCTATGCCGAAACCAAAACGTCGTAGCGATGAGGATGGTGTCAGGGTTGATGAACTACTGGATAAGGCCCGTGACTCCGTACTGAGCCCTGACGAGTTAAAGGAGATTCTCTGGATACTCGCCCCTATCACTGATCTGCCATCCATATATTGGGATGGTGAGCAATTTTATTTCGATGCTATAGCC